ATTCCAAATCATATTTAGCTGATGTAAAATTAAAACTATTAGTATATATAGCAGGAAACATTAGTGTTAGTTTACCATTGATTCCATCTATACTAAAACTATATACACCATCTGTGGGATCCGTAGTATTGAATGAATAAGTCTGGCCAGTATTAGTTTTCCATATTAATCTAGCACACCAATTTGTTAAATTTACTGGAATGCCATTAGCATCTTTATAAATTAGACTAATTTTAAATGACGTGCCTTGTTCTATAGCAAAATCATATTTACTAGCTGCCATAGCTTATTGCCCCATTATATCATTGTAAAGAATATATAAACTTATACACCTAATAAAAAAGGCCAGCCTTTTGGGCCAGCCTTTAATATTTCTAATTTTAATAAATTAAAATAAAGATATTATAGAGCACCAATTAGAACTCTACGATTGTCAAGAACAGCAAAGCCAAGCTCTGCCCAGCCGTAGAATCCGGCTCTCTTCTGACGATGTAGTGTTTCGTCTTCGAAGATTTGAACTTCTTGACGAATTGGCATTATGAAACTATCTCTCTTACGTTGATCTAATCCAACAACTATTTCTGTTTTACTACCTGGAAGAGTAGCACCTAATCCGCCTGTGGCTGAACTATAGAATAGTTGATACTGTTGACCAACACCAAGCTCATCAAGGTCGTGAAGATTAACACCGAATACTCTATTGATAGTGCCGTCACCAGCAGTATAAATTTCTCTGCGAGTAACTTCGTCAACTTGGTCAATACCCCAATTACGGATATCTTCCATAGCTTCTGGACTAACATAAAGATCAGTTAGTAAACCTCTATTATTTGATGTGCTGTTACCGCCGCCATTACGACGCATAACAGTTTTCATGAGACTTACTAGACGCTTGGTGAACTGACTGCTAGCAGCATCGCTATCGTATACAACGATATTACGATCAACGCCAGCAGCAAGTAGTGTGTGCCAACCATCATCATTCATCTTCTTAACAAAAGAAGCTTCGAGAACTTCCATAGCACGACCAACAACGTCCCAACGGGCGTCACGAGCATACTTTAGAAGATAATCGATACTAGCACCAACGTCATAGGTTGGAACCATGACGTAATCACCTTCAACATGGCGCTCTGGAATGTAGCCATGGTTTGGGATTGTATAGGCAACGAAATCTTTTTCTGTGCCTGGAGCTAAGAAATCGAGTGGGAATTCTGGAGTAGCACTTTGAGCTAATTGAATTGGCTCGAAGATACCATCAAGAACATCGCCACTAAGAATACCCTTACGAAGAGGAAGCTCAAGAGCTTTTGCAAACTCTGCATTAGCAGCAAGAGCAGTCTCTCTATTAGCCGAACCAGAACGCATTAGAAGGTCTGTTAATTCTGGTGTTGGCTGAAATCTTTCGGTTTTAGCTGACATGTGTTTTTCTCCCTTTATTTAAAAAATGAATTATAGGTTAACTGATACTTTGGCATAACCGTCGGTGTCTTTGGCACTTAGGAATTGACCAACTTTAACAGCATTTGTTGAACTGGTTCCAATTAGACCACTGACACCAACATAAGCATCAGCACCAGCAGATGGTGTTGTGCCTGCAACTAGCATGTTTGTTGTTACTTGACCTACTCGAAGGAGGGTGACCTTGCCACCAACCTGTGTCTCGTCTTTGTGCCAATTGATGTGTTGTCTTGTTAGATCAAGATTAACAACATCATTTAATAGAACGCCTACTGGCTTAGCGCCAGAAGCCACAGCAGCATATGCTACTACAGCATTGCCATCATCCATCGAAACGCCAACACCACTAGTGGCTGTTACAACACTAACAACACCACCTCGCTCGGCTGTTGATGCCATGAAGAATGAAACGTCAGTTAAAAGTTCGATACGATCTGGTTTTAGAGCCATTGTAATTTCTCCGTATTAATTGGTGATTACTTATTGTTTTTTTTACCTAGTTTACTACTTACAAATTCGATCAAAGCTGCTCTAGTTGTTTCTAGTGCAGATACTACATCGTCGCTACCAACGCCCAAATTTACACTAGCTTCAACTTCGGCTGTTTCTAGCACCGATGGATCTGCTTCAACTGAAGTTTCTTCTGATGCTTTTTTGCGCATCATCATAGCTTCTTCTTCTTCTTTCTTTTTGATCTTTTCTAACCAAGGTGGCATTTTGCCAGCAAAAAGAGAAGTCATAGCTTGAAAAGCTTCATCATCCAAACTTTCGAATTTGTCAACTGTTGCCTCGGCTGATTCATTATCAATACCAGCCTCAATTAAAGTAGCCATTCTTTTCATTTTCTTTTCTTTCTTCATCATGGCTTCTTCTTTGGCAACATATTCTGCGATAGTGGTAAGAGCAGCTTCTAATTCACTCTTTGCTTTCTTCATCATCTCTTCTTCTTTTTTCATTTGCTCTTCGGTCTTTTTAGCTGCTTCTGATTTGATTTGTTCAATTTCAGCTTTTAGTGCTTCATTGGCAACAGTTAACTCTTCAATTTTTGATGTTAATTCTGCAGCATTAACTTCTGCAACCTGAACAACTTCTGTTTGTTCAACTTGTTCTACTGCTGCAACTTCTGCAACAACTGGCACTTCTTTATTTTCCGTATTAATTTCTGTATTAGCTGAACTCATAATTAAAGTCTCCGATTGTATATTGGATTGAATATTTAATACACCTGAATTGACAATTTCTTGATTTTTTTCTTTATTATTATCATTTATAATAAGATTATTATTTGGAGATATTAGATTTTTAGAAAATATAATGCTATCTTCATTGGCTGGTTTATTTACAAATCCTTTGCCACTAAATGTTATATTTCTTAAAACTCTACCAATTTTATAGTCTTGATGTTCACCGATTCCACCATAGGATCGTAAAAATTTTGTTAAATATGCTGTTTCAGAATTACGTCCTAATATTTTATATTCTCCGGTACTCTTATTTAATAAACCATAATCGAATCCTTTAAAAAAACATTCCATACTAACATATTTTGTGCCGTCTTCTATCTCTGATATTAGTTTTAAGGATCGTTCTCTCAGATCTTCACTACTAAAACCTTTATAAATAACTGATCCTGTTAAAATATGATATTTTTCTGGAAGATTTTCTACAGGAGTATTTTCATCTATTAATATTCCGTCTTCTGTGATTGGCCAATTCGAAACAATATGGCCGATAATACTATGTTCATCGTGTTCTAAATTTGTTGGTTTGTGTTCAGGAGTATTTTTAGCATTCCATACTTCTACTTTATCAAAGATATCATCATTTTTGTTCCATGAAGATGATACTAAAATAGATTGAACATAATATAGATCTTCGTCATCAAAAGATGCTATGCTTTTTAAGTATTTTGAGTCTTTTTTATTTCCGGCATATGGCTCAACAACACAAGCATATGATATTGATGCTGAACTTTTTAGAATTTCTTCTAATCCGTCATTTTTTTCTTGATCATATATTTTCATATTATTTAACCTTTATTTTGGTTAGTTATCTATTTCAGTATACACCATAGAATAAAAAGATGCTTTAGCCTGCTTAGTCTCGTCAACAGATAATTCTCGACCAATATCGGACTGTAAAGCTTTTAGCCATATATAGTATTTATTTAATATACCATTATTATTTTCTAAAGAATTTAAATTATTTACAATCGACTCATCTGCTATAGAAGAAAATGGAGTAATATTTAATAATATATTAGTTTTAATATCTTCTAATTTTTGAGATTCTGTATTACTTAAACTTCTTAAATTTTTCTTTTTAAAGAACTCTAGTATAATCGGATTAATTACTTCGCTAATTTTTTCCTGTGCTCCTGATGCCCACAATACTAATTTAGCTCCTGTTTGAGGAGAGAATTTTTTAGTCTGTCTTTTTTCGCTATCTTTAGATAATTTTGGGCGACCTTCTCCTGGCTGTTTTGGTAAAGAAGAAGTTTTTGGGCCACTATTTCCACCTCCAAATGGAACTGATGGAGTTTTCATTTCAAGAGCAGATTTTTCTCCTCCTTTTTTCTTATCTAAGTCTAATCCTATTTGACTTGGTGAAACAACTCCTGTTTGTAATGCAATCTTTTTCAATGAATTTTCAAACTGAGGATCAAACCATGGGCCAGATTTTTGAACCATTCTATTACTATCTCTTTCTCTACTTTCTCTATTAAGTCTACTTTTTTCCATATCAGGATCAATACCAAATCTTGTTTGTAATAATTCATCGCTAATAAGATTTCTATCAGCTAATTGTACTAATAATGCCTTTTCAGTATCTTCATTGCTAAGATCCATTCGATCAAATTCAATTTTTGCAGGAAACTTGAAGCCCATAGCCTTTTGCACAATTGCTATTTCTTCTTCCCAGAATTCTATAAGTCGATCTCTACCATATTGTAATCTTTGAGTTAATGTTTTTAAACTAATAAAATTATTCGTGGTACCTGCGGCGCCGAATGTTCCTGTAAGAGTAGGAGGTATTCCCAAACCAGCATATATTGCATTTAAGTGAGGAATATATTTACCTTCTCCTAGAAAATTATGAACATTGGTATTGCTTTCTAATAACTCTATATCTGGCCCCCAAATCAAATCCATTGTACCTCCGCCAACATTATTGCCAAGAATCTGAGCAAGCTTGGATGTTGCTGCTTTAGTTGGAGCAATCTTATGCTCTAAACTTCCTAATTTAAAAATTCTAATATTACTAATAGCACCATCAAGGGCTGCCATATCAGCCAATTTAAGTTTCTCAACAACTGTAATATCGTCCATAATGGCATAAATCATAGGATATGCCCATGCCTGCCAATCATCTTTTTTATAATGAAATACTAGAGTTTTATCAGGATCAAGAGGATATGGTTTTTTGTTTTTAGCAGCTTCTATTATTTGTTGTGGTAGACTATCTATAACTCTTTTTTCGTTTTCTGTTTTAGGATTATTTATTAGCTTTCTAAGAGATGCTGGTAATTGTAGTTCATATGTTTTTTCAGTAAGGAAAGAGGACAATGCACCAGCTGAAACTTCTATACAGATAGGATCAATAAATGTATATTTCCAAGGCACCTCTCTTTTTTCTACATTTAATTCTGGTATATCATTAAGCTGCATATCAGCGGCTCCAAGAGCCTTATATAGTTTGTCTGAGGCTTTTATGCTTAGTTTAGCTATTCTTCTATCTATAACAACATTCCCACTCTTATAAAGATTATTCAAAAATCTTTCACTTCTATCTTTCCCATTTATTTTCTTGAACCATCTTCGATAAAATCTTTCAATTCTTTTATTTCTATGCACTAGTCGTATGCCTTGGCTTGCAAAATCTCCCATAAGATCAATCACGTTTTTTACTAAACCAACTCTTTGATAAATTCGTTCTGCTCTTTGCAGAATCATTTTTATCTCATTAGGAGGAGCTTCTTGTGGCCTAAATGTATAGTAATCGTCTTTTGTTAATCCTGGGCGACTACCGGTAAGACCATCCAAACTAGAGAAATCCAAACTATACCTTCTTCCGCCAGCAGCAGTTGCTCTTTCTACTAAAGTAAACTCGTCTAATGAT